CAACTGAAATGGAATTAGGTTCAGAAGATACTGCACGTATGAGACACAAGCGTGCAATACGCAAATTAATCAATAAAATAGGGGGTTTTAAGCCCTATCGTGATGATGATTTAGAGGATAACAATCAACAAGAAGATGATAGTCCCAAAGAATCTAATATAACTGCGACTGACTGATACTACTTGTCGCACTCTGGTAACTCCATCTCTGCTGGGTCTACATACATACCCTCTGAATGGTTGTCGTAGAACTCTTCAATCTCTTTACCACTAGCAAACTGTAAGGTGTCATTGTGTGGCGCACAATTAGTGCAACCACCGTTCTCACATACTTCACACATCTTATCCTCCTGTACTATAGAAACCTGTGCCGTTAAACTTAACTGCTGGTGCTGAGTATACTCTGCTCATTATCATTTGACAACAACTTGACTCTCTGTCTTCACCAAACCCACGCTCAAACTCTATTGTGATTCCACATTTATCACATTTGTAATCATAGGTTGGCATTAACTATCCCAATCAATCGGTGTTGGTGCTGTGCTAATCGTGCCACAATCCTTACAGGTCTGGTTTAAATCATACCAAGCAACATCTCTTTCAGTATCATCCCACATTACATTGATGGTAAAAACTTTACAACCACAGATACACGCTGTGGTAGGGATACCCCTCAAATCCATTTTCAATACCAGTTCCTGCGTAAACTATGAGACCAAGCCTTGCAGGGGGTGCCATAGCGGTGCCCGATGTAGCGATAGGCTCTTAGTATCTGGGTTGCTGGGTCTTGAGACTTCTCTTTTAGTACCTGTCCTATGCCGTATGCGGTGGACTTAGGGTTGTCTGCAAAATGGTCAAAGCGACTTTCTTTCGTAAACAATTTTACAATACATTCCTGCTGAGTTTTGTTCCAACCATAGCCAACTTGGGCAAAGTTCATAGCCATTTTTTTATTGGCTCTCTTCTCTTCCATAGTTGCCTTAGTTCTGTGAACAGGCTTCTCGTGCTTGCTTATCTTTATCTCCACATCAACTGTCTTGTTGATTGGAAATGAAATCAAGGCAATAACTAAAACAGATACTGCTAGTAGTCTTGTTGTCATCAGGCTATCTTACCAAGGATGACAGAAACATTATGTCTATGACGCTTTTCTGCGGTAACTATCTCAGGATTATCCCTATTTTTTAGTAGTTTATAGCGTTCTGACATCAATAAACCGCCCCAAATAGTGCCCCAACCACCCCAATACTGCACATTCTCAGGCTCAAGCCCTTCTTCCAAACACTTATTCTTTACGGGGCAAGAGCGACAAATTGTAATTGCTTCAACACTACGCAACACTTGTAACTTTTGTTCGTCTGCAATCCGTGCATTTCTGTAGTGCCATAAGTCAGGGTCGGGGTGACCAGTACAATTTCCCTCTGCGTGCCAACTTCTATCTTTCATTTTGGTACCCTCTCCACGACTTCCAGTATGAAATCCATTTTCTATGATAGCGAATTACTAGCATAGTTAGTATGAGTAAAGTCGCCGTCATTAAACAGCCCGCAAATGGCGAACCTGTAATACATTCTCCGCTTCTGAGTGGTGGATGTCCTCATAACCAACTTCACTTCGTAATTGGTGAGAGTAAAGCCATTCATCTTGGTGTGCTGGTGTCATAGCATTCCAAATTGGTGGTAGTTCTGTGCCCTCTGGTAACCAGACATTGACAACACGCACACCTTCTACTTTATAACTTATCTGAAATTGTTTTTCATTCACTATCAAAATCCCTGTCTGTTGTGTGTTCCTCTTGGCATTGTGGACATTTCCATTCTGCGTGTACATAAGTCACGCCGTGACTGTATTCCTTTTCACAATCAACTTCTCCTATCCAACCACAATCACACTCTACTTCCCATACATCATCAAAAGATTCTGAAAATGTAGCGGGGTCTCCTGTCATCCACATAGGCTCACTCATTGTTGTCTTCAATCTCCTTTAAAAGTTCCTGTCTGACTATTGAAAGTTCAATCAACCTGTTAGCACTATCTATAATTGCCGTCCAACTTACCTCTTCTGTCTCCTGGTCTTTACTCATTATCTATCCCCTGTTCTCTATTGTGTTGAATTATTTTATCCATAGCGCAATCATCACAGACTGGCTCAATCCATACATCACTTCTTGCAATCTCCCAACCGCAAAAGGTACACACCACCATTGGTTGCTTTAACATCTCTTGCTTGTTCATTAGTAACTCCCGTCCTTAGTAGATACCCAACCACACCCGTCACAGGTAACTTTGCCTTCCATTGTCTGACTGTTTCCCGTCATTACTCTTGCACATACCCAGCATTTGCCATAACTCATTTTCTATACTCCCGTCCGTGTTCGCATTCGTTGATAGGGTACAAACAATCCCCACAGATAGCAAGGCGTGGGCAATCATCATAAGGAAATTGTTCCTGCTCCTCACAAGCGCACCAATTAAATTGTGCTACTTGTGTGGCGTGTGTGAGTTCTGCTAAGTCGCTCCAATACATAACTTCTTGGCTCATAATTTGCACACATCACAGTCAGGCTCGGCTTCGTTGCGCTCTGTTTCATAATCTATAAACGCACCGTCTAGCCCGTCTCCACAAGATAGGCATACGGTTATCCCTGTCTCTAATACTTTCATCATACTTCACACTCCAACATAGTGCCCCAGCACCAACCGTTACCAACCCACCATAGGTTTGCCGATACTTGCCACAAGCCCCACAGGGCTAGCGCAATCGCAATTCCTACAACTATCTTTCCTCTTCTAGTTAGCATTACGCATTAACCCCTCTTCTAGGTAGTCACTTATCGCATTGACTACATCGTGCCTGTCTGCATTAGTGGTGAGAATAAGTTCAATCCTCACAACTTCGTTGCCCTCTGTATCGTGCTCAATGTCTCCTGTCTTATACTCCCATTCATCCCACAGTTTCATTATGCACCCACCATTGTGTTAGCAATAGCCCGTCTGACATAATTTTGGTGCTTGCTTGTGGTAACGCTAAACTTCTGCGCCACACAATACCAACCTTCTGCACTATGCCACGCTATCGGCGTGCGGTAACTCATAACAACATAATCTATGGAATCTTTCACACTTTCATAACGTGCCACTTCTTCATTATCTAAACGCCCGTAGGTATTCGTGCGCCCGTCTAATCCCTCTAAAGCACTAGCCCTAAAGTCTAGGCGATTTTCTATGTAATAAATCGCGTCTCTTTGGTTAATCTGCTTCACTTTATTCTCCTGTCTAAGCCTTGCTAGGTAGATTTTCTACCCGTGCCCTATGGTGTCGCGAACACCGTGCCCCCGTCAAGGGTTAGGGCTTGTGAGTTACCTCACACCTTCTTGCAACTGCTTCACTATCCAATAGCGGTGCAATTCTGCTAACTCTAAATTCTCTAACATCCATTCGTAATGCTTGCGCTTTTCTTCTGTCATCATTCCACCTCGCAATCGTGTCCGTAATACCACTCTTCCGCTTGCATTTCGTCTAGTAGGTCAAATACCCGTGAGCATTCAACACACTTAGCCTTAGTCTGTATCTTCATTACTTAGCCCCTTTCAATTCCGTGCAATCTGCACACCACAGATACTCATTCACAATCTCGCTTAGGCGTATCTTTCCCTCTGTAATCTCTCCGCTAGTCTCCAAATCGTCTAACTCTCTCAAATGAGTCTCGCAAATCCAAGGGCGGTAATACACCCCCGCAAAAGGTAGGGCGGTCATCCTTGCACCCGATTCCCTTGCACATCTTCAAATAGGTAGGTGTCGGTTTCATCTAGGGTTTTCATTTCCTTGATGTAGTTTCGGTTATAGGCTAGGAAATCTTCCAAATCGTGGTGGTTTTCAAATTCCATAATTCGGGTGTAGCCGTCTCCCTCGCGTTCATCATTCTTGATGATGTAGAATTTCATCATTACTTGCCCCCTAAATAGTCGCGTAATTCTTCTTCACTATCTGCCCATACGGTGAATGAGCCTTGTGGTGTCAATACTTGCCATAGTATCTCACCGTCTCTTGCATCTACTATTTCGTACTCAATCATTTTTCTAGTCTCCCGTCTAGTGAGTATCTCTCGCCTAGTGACTTAACTCTCCCACGCTTGTATTGTGATGTCAATAGTATTTCGTGTGAGTTACATCACACTTGCGGTATCTGTTGAATAGTTGAAAGTTCAATCACTCTTCCCCGATTCAATTACTTATGGTGTGCAATTCTATTTATTATGGCGACCCGTTTATTCACGGGGAGATAGTCGCTCAACATAAGTTCATAAGGCAAACAATTTATTTATTACTAGTGAGTAACTAGTTTATTACACCCCCGTAGGGGTGATTAGACATACCATTAGGTAAGTGTCTAAGTGTCTACAATAGGGTAAGACTTAGACATTATGACCCCAGGGTGTTTAACTCTGGTGACTATCTATACTGTACTCTCACCCAATAATTTTCTGTTATATTAGGGGTCATATATACTCTGACCAGCACTTTTGCCCCAGAGGGCAACTTTCTAAAAATATTTTAATATTAGTTGTTCGGTTTTACCCGTTCCAACGGGTTATCTATATATGTAGTTTAAAACTATAGAGTTCAACGAACTCGTCGTTTTGGACTCCTCGTTCGTTATATATATTATATAAATATATAACCTACTTCGTAGGGAAACAGCCAGAGTTATGCCGTTTAACGGGTAGCGTTATAATACCGATTTAAGGGGCAATTTAATGGGACGCAAACCAGGCATTCAGAACATACCAAAGGGCGAGGCTCAGGAGAAAGTTCTTATCCAATTAGCCCAAGGTTCTACCATTACGGCGGCTATGGCATCTGTTGGACGAAACGATGTCACCTTCCGCCAATGGTCAATGAACGATGCTGAGTTTAAAGAACGTGCCGACAAAGCCCGCCTTGCGGGTAAGGGTGTTATCGCAGACCTAGGCGACTTAAAGCAAATCTCCTACCCTGACTTCTCATCTCAGTTCCTAGATACAACCCTGTTTCCACACCAACTCAACTGGTTGGATTTAATTGAAGGCAACGCCCCTAGGTGGCAGCCTCCAGGTATGACCTACGAGCCAGGTGACCCAAAGCGTGTCCTGATTAACGTACCTCCTGAGCACGCCAAGTCAACTACCATTACAACCAACTATGTCCTCTACAACATAGTCACCAACCCTAACTCCAGAGTCATCATTGTCTCTAAGACGCAAGGTATGGCTAGAAAATTTTTAGGTGCGATTAAGACTCGTCTTAGCCACCCCGCCTATATTAAACTCCAAACTGCGTTTGGTCCAAATGGCGGATACAAGGCTGATGCTACACAGTGGTCGGCAGATATGATTTACCTAGGTACAGGTCGCGACTCTGGCGAGAAAGACCCAACTGTTCAGGCTCTAGGCTTTGGCTCCCAGATTTACGGAGCACGTGCCGACCTGATTGTCCTAGACGATGTTGTGATGAACTCAAATGCCCACGAGTGGGAGAAGCAACTTGAATGGCTTCAGAAGGAAGTTATCACACGTCTGGGGCGGCACGGAAAACTGCTTATAGTTGGAACCCGTGTCGCTTCCATTGACCTTTATAAAATGATACGAGATGGTGGACAATGGACTGGGGGCAAGACTCCCTTTACCTACTGCGCTATGCCAGCCGTATTAGAGTTTGATGAGAACCCTGAGAATTGGAAGACGTTGTGGTCTCGTACCAATATCCAGGAAAATGATATTGATGAAATGGGCGACGATGGACTTTATCCGAAATGGGATGGACCCTCTTTATTTAAGAGACGCTCTGAAGTTGCACCATCTGTCTGGGCTATGGTCTACCAGCAAGAAGACGTCGTTGAAAACTCAATCTTCTCACCTACCTGTGTCGCAGGTTCTGTCAACGGAATGCGAAAACGGGGACCACTAAAGCCAGGAGTCCCTGGACATCCCAAGCACGCAGAGTCCACCTATACGGTAATCGGACTTGACCCTGCTATGGCTGGTGCCACAGGTGCGGTAGTAGCAACTTACAATCGCGCTGATGGCAAAATCTATGTTTTAGATTGCGTCAATATGACTGACCCAACTCCTTCCAAGATTTCAAATCTTATTGAAGAGTGGGTACCTAAGTACAAGCCACAAGAACTACGTATTGAAATTAACGCCCATCAGAAGGCTTACGCCCTAGATGATGATTTAAGAAACTACCTAGCATCCTATGGATGTCAACTCAACTCACACTTTACTGGTAAGAATAAGTGGGACGTGGGATTTGGTGTAGCGTCAATGGCTTCGCTATTTGGCAATACCCGCGATGGTAGATTCCAAGATAACAATATTATTGAACTACCAAGCAATGAAGGTTCTGAAGGTCTTAAGACTTTAGTACAAGAACTTATTACTTGGAAACCAGATACTAAAAACCCTACAGACTGCGTTATGGCTTTATGGTTTGCGATTATTCGTATTCGTGAACTTATGCAAACATCTTCACGAGTAGGGCAATACCAACAAAACCGCTGGGCTACTAGAGCGCAGAAGGCAAGCAGAGGTTCATTAAACTTAGATGAAGCCTTTGCTGAACAATGGTCAGAAACTTACGGATAGGAACCCAATGGCATTAACAATGGACCAGATTGCAGCACGAGTTCAATCTCTGCGCTATCGCAACAGCGAACGTGATGCTCGCAACCTTGACGTCCTTGCAGTACGCAAGGGAAAGATTGCTGAAGTCTATCCAAACTTTTTCCCAGATGGCGTAGATGCCAACGTAGTAGCAAACTTTATTGACATTGTTGCCCGTGACTTATCTGAAGTTATGGCTCCACTGCCAGCAGTAAACTGCTCTGCAGCCAATGCCGTCAATGACCGTGCACGCTCTTTCGCTGATAAGCGCACACGTATTGCTTCAAACTACTTCCAGCACTCAGACCTTGCAGTACAGATGTACTCAGGTGCAGACTGGTACATAACATATGGTTTCGTCCCTTTCATTATTGAATTAGACGAAGAAACAAAAATGCCGCGTATCCGCATAGAAAATCCGATTGGGGCTTACCCAGAGTTTGACCGCTATGGACGCTGTGTGGCATTTGCTAAAAGATATATGATGACCCTTGGTGAATTGGTTTCACAATTTCCTGAGTATGAGCGAGAACTGTTTGGTGCCCAAGGCTTCAAGCAGGACTTGAACGCTCAGATTGAATTGATTCGCTATTACGACAAAGACCAGTCAATCATTTATTTACCAACAAAAGACAACCTAATCCTATCTATCGCTAAGAATCCTCTTGGCAAGATGATGGTAGTTGTCGCACGTAAGCCATCTGTTGATGGTGAACTACGTGGACAGTTTGACGATGTACTAGGAATCCAACTTCTTCGCAACCGCTTTGCGTTGCTAGCAATGGAAGCCGCAGAGAAATCTGTACAGGCTCCTATTGTTCTTCCACAAGATGTTCAGGAACTCCAACTTGGTGGAGATGCGGTTATCCGTACAGCCAACCCAGCAGGTGTTCGCCGTGTAGAACTTTCTCTACCACAGGGTGCATTCCAAGAACAAGCACAACTTAATCAAGAACTTCGTGTAGGCACACGTTATCCTGAAGGACGTACAGGAAACATTGATGCATCTATCGTCACTGGACAAGGCGTACAGGCTCTTATGGGTGCCTTTGATACACAGGTTAAATCTGCACAAGCAATCTTTGCTGCAGCACTTCGTGATGTTATTAGCATCTGCTTTGAAGTTGACGAAGCAATTTATCCAGAAGAAAAAACAATTCGTGGAGTAGATTCAGGTTCACCTTATGAAATTACATACAAGCCGACTAAAGACATCAAGGGCGACTATTCTGCTGATGTTCGTTACGGTATGTTGGCTGGTCTTAACCCAGCCCAAGGTCTTATCTTTATGCTACAAGCACTTGGCGGAGGATTAATCTCCAAGGATATGGCAATGCGTGAACTACCATTCACAGTAAATGTCACACAAGAACTTGAGAAAATTGAAATTGAAAATATGCGCCAAGCATTACTTGGTGGAATTACAGCAATGGCTCAGGCTATTCCTGCGATGGCGACACAGGGACAAGACCCATCAGATATGGTTAACAAGATTGCTGCGGTAATCAAGGCTCGTCAAAAGGGTGTCTCATTAGAAGATGCTATTGAAACGACTTTTGCGCCACAGCAGCAAGTTCCTCCTGCTGGGGCAGCAACTATGGTTGAGCAACCGTCCCCTGCTCCCACCGCTTCTCCAGCAGGAGGCGCTCTTCCTACAGAGGGCGTCGCTTTACCAGCACCAGAGCAAGCACCAGATATTCAAACAATTCTTTCAAGCCTTACCGCATCAGGTAAAGCAGGAGGACGAGTAGTCACAAGAGGCTAAGTAAGAAGGGGACAATGACAACAATTATAGGGCTTGAATATAAAGACAGCGCAGTAATTGTTGCTGATAGCCAAACTACAGATGAGAGTGGAAGAATTTATTCTCATCCAGATATTAAAAAAATTGCCGAACGTGGTTCGTTTTTAGTTGCTGGCTCAGGTGAGGTTCTACCTTGCGATATAGCCCAACATATATGGGAGCCACCTGCACCAACTAAGGCTGATTACAAAGACTTGTATCACTTTATGATTGCTAAGGCTATGCCATCTCTACGCAAATGCTTATCAGAGAATGGTTATAACTTTGATGAAGATAATAAAGAAATGCGTTTTCAATTTATCATTGCAGTCGGTGGAGAAATATTTGATGTAGACCAAGAGTGTTCAGTATCTAAAACTGACACGGGAGTCTACGCCGCAGGTTCAGGTGCAGCATATGCACTTGGTGCATTACACGCTGGAGCAGATGCTTACGAAGCAATGGAAATTGCAAGTAAACTTACAGCCTTTACAGCAAAACCTTATTATTCAAAAACACAACCTAAACATATTAAGTAGGAGGAACAATGGCTGAGAATCGTGGGGGCTTTCGCCCAACAGCACCACAGAATAATCCAGCAAATGTTTCTGCAACAGGTGGAGCAGGACAATCTGGTA